TAAAAATTTAAGAGAAGTTGATATTCTGATTGAAAAAGAAATGCTGGAGGCAGTAAAATGTTAGGACTATTTTTATACACTTATGATTATTGTGGATTTGAAAAACTTGTCGCAATATCAGAAAGTAAAGAATTACTTGAAGCTGAATTTATGCAACAAGCTAAAAAAAATGATTATGGTATTGCAGTAGACAAAAAACATCATGAAGATTTATCTGAAAAAGATAAATCTCATTATTCCATAAAAGAAGTACAACTTTTAAAATAAAATAAAATAAGGAGAAGTAAATGGCAATAGGAAACGATTACAGAACTACAACAATCATGGACGAAAAAAATTATGCCTATCACATTGAACAGCTAAAAGAGGCAGGTATCAAGGTCAAAGGTAATGGTTGTGTCTTCATGAGGCTAAACTCAAAATTATTTAATGATATGCTTGAACAATATTTAGCAGGTACTCATAGAAAAGAGTACGATGAATTGCTTATTGAATTTAAAGCATTGCAAGATGAAATAATGGAGGATTTAAAGAAATGATTGAAATATTTACAAAAAAAAATGAAGTTATAGTTAAAATAAACTATACCGAGCCAGTAGAAGAATGGGTTTCGAATTTTTCTATTACTGAAAGTAATGAACTTCGAGCAAAACTTGTGTGCGAAAACCTACAAAAAAGTTTGGAAAAATCCATTAAAAAAACAAGAAGAGCTGAATACAATTCAGGATATGAAGCCGGTTTTAGAGCTGGAAAGCATGAGGGTAAGACAGGTAAGAAATCAAAGAAAAGCAATAAAAAAGACTGTTTTCATAGTTTTTTAATTTAAAATACTGGAGGCAAGAAATGAATAATGTTAGAATAGAAATGGATCACACAGAATTTAAAAGAATAGTAGCTGAAAACAAAAGAGCAAAAAAAATAATAAAAGACCATACCATAGAAATAACAATAAACGAATACACAGCTCTTATGACTTTTGGTCAAGAAAAAACTGTTAATGTTGGTATAAATGAATCTCTAAAACAATTAAGAAAAAAAATAAAAAAGATACTTGATACTGAATTTAACGAAGTTAAATCTGAAAATATAAGATATCACTATGAAACCACAAAAAAAGAAATGAAAATATTCCAGCTTAAACAAAATATAGAAAATCTTGAAGATAGAAGTTTATGGCAAAGAATTTTAAACAAACCCCTGGAGGCAAGATATGAAGAATGAAAACTACAAATGTATAAATCCGGAATGTCAAAAGGTTCAAAACCTTATATTGATGGATGACAAGCCAGCTTTCCCGAAATATATAGACTGTAAGTGCTGTGAGAGCAAGGCTATAAGGATTTGGGGCAAGCCTGCGGTTCATGGTATGCTGGGAAAGTGTGGAAACTCAACAAACGGCTATACAAGCAGTCCAGTTTACATAAAAAAGACAGGAAAATGAATAAAGGTCTTGACAAATATAATGCAGATAAATAAGGTATTTAATTATGAGTTACTTTCAAACATTTATTTCATTTATTTTTGGTTCTGGTCAGTCCTTATGCTGATTCTTACCAGAAAAATCTCTTATTTATTTTTAAACTCCCTTGAAATAGGGAGTTTTTTTATAAATATTCACAAGAAATATCTCTTAACTCTTAATTCATGGCTCATTTCTACGTTTCTATCGGATCTACAATCCTGTAGCGAAATTACACAACCGATAGAAAGTCTATAATAATTAAGAAACATGAAGTATGCGACAATGCAGTACAAATACGTCCAAATATACCTATATATATACATTATATATATTATATATATATATTATTATATATATAATATTATATTATTACTATTAAAGAGCTTAAAACACACTTTGATTTGTATATGGTTTTTTTGAGTATGTTTGTTTTTTATACCAAATTTCCATAACTCATGAGTCATGGAGCATAAATTTGAGTCATGGAACTGTTTTTCATGCCGAAGCCTATGTTTTATCTCTTATTTTTTATTGACAAGTGAAAGCCCTTATATATCGTTGCTTTTATGGATAATAAAATTATAGACCAAGTATCAGATATTCTAAATGAACTCATTGATAACTATATCATAAATAATAATTTAGAAACACATATCTTTTTTATTAATCAAAACAATTCTTTTTATCAGGTATTTTTATCTGTTCCCGAAAAAGCTGATTATAACTCACAGGAATATCAAAGTTCACGAATACGATTTGTAGCCTACCAGATATCAAACCAAATACAAGATTTACTTAATAACAATTTAAAATTATCAGATCAAGTCTTTATAGTCAGTTATAACAGCTCAACATCATTTAAACTAAATGTAAATATCTGTAAAATTACTGAATCAATGATAATCAAATTTCCATCTAAAAAACAGGATAAAGAAATACTTGATATTATTATAGATTCAGGATATATTGGAATCTCACTTTCAAACCTAACAAGGCAAACAAGAGATTTGACCAGAGAACAAAGAATGGAAAAATTAAGGGACTTAACAGCAAATAGACAAATAATGATTAAGATCAATGACAAAAAGAATAACTATCAACATAATTTTGTGGCAAGGCAGTATTTTATCAATGAAGAATAGCAGTTTAAGTTTAACCATTGCAGGAAAACCTATCCCCAAACAAAGAGCAAGAAGGGGAGTCCATGGAAAGTGGTACAACCCGTCTGAAGGTGATGCAAGAATTGTCCAGACAGAAATATTACAACAACTACCTGAAAACTTTAAAAGGATCGGAAAAAATACTCCAGTTATTTTAAACATGGATTTTTATTTTGAACCGGTCAAGGCAGCTACAAAAAAGTTTTTAAGTCAGGTCGTTGAAGGTGAAATTCCTTATCTTAAAAAGGGAGACCTTGACAACCTCTATAAATTCTATTCCGATGCTATGTCAGGAATAGTTTACTATGATGACAATCAAGTCTTTCATACCAACTTATATAAATATTATTGTAGTCCAGGACTGCAAAGAACAGAAATCGAGGTTATATATCTATAATGGCAAATAAAGCAAAACTAACAATCAAACAACAAATGTTCGTAAGAGCATACTTTGAGAATATGGGTAACGGAAGGAAAGCTTATAAGCAGGTTTATAAAAATGCGAAGCAAAGTACCTGTGATGCTAATGCAAGTAAGTTGCTTAATAATGCTAAGGTTAAAGGAGAAATAGAGCGTGTCGCAAAGACACGATGGGATAACATGGATAGTGTTGAAGAGATCCAAAAGACTATGGATCTTATTAAGTCAGTTGGTGATGCTGATATTTTTGATGTCATAAATCTAAGTGGCAATACATTGACCGTTAAGAACATTGACGAAATCCCAGCTTCAATCCGACACGCAATCTCACAAATAAAAACAATCGAAAAAGAAACTAAAGAGGGTGTTGATACTGTAATTGAGGTCAAGCTACACCCAAAATTAAAAGCACTTGAACTCAGAGCAAGAATTCAGGGAATGATAAAAGAAAAAGTTGAAATAAGCATAGAAAAAGATCCGGAAAATGTAAAGGCAATTCAAGATATATTCCAAGTGGTTTTAAACAAAAAAGATGAATAAAGAACTTGCTAAATCTATCATTGAACACCCTCACAAGTTAGGTCTTTACCTGGGTTTTGACAGATTGACCGAACTTCATTCAGAGTGGATTAAATACTGTTTTAATACTGGTAGTGATGACGTAGCTTTACAGGCACATAGAGGGAGCTATAAAACAACTAGTGTCGTAATAGTTGGTAGTATCTGGTGGATATTATTTCACTTCAATGACAGAATACTTTTGATAAGAAAAGATTTTACAGCAGCTTCTGATATTTTAACAGTTATAGTAGACCTCATGCAAGCACCAAAGATGCACACTCTCTTTAAAGAAATTTATGGCTTTGATTATAAAGTAACAGTTGCCAGAGCAGGAAAGTTCGCTTGGGACTTAAAAACAACTAAAACCAAAGAGGGAAATATTAATGCTTTTGGTATGTCTCCAAATATTACGGGAAATCATGGAGACAAAATTTTATGTGATGACATCATAACTATGAAGGATAGGGCTTCACCAGCCGAGCGAGAAACCACAAAAGAGTATGTCAGGGAGCTAAGGACTAATATTATTGACCCAGGGCAGGCTATAGCCTTTACAGGGACACCGTGGCACAAGCAAGACGCATGGGAAATTCTACCTGAGCCGGTAAAATACGATTATACACAAACAAACCTACCAGCCTTTACACCTGAGCATATTGCAAGTATTAGAGAGATTACAACTAACTCTTTGTTTGCTATAAATTATGAGTTAAGGCACACAGCAACCGAGAACCAATTATTTAAAGATCCTGAGTTTGGTGAATGGGATTTTAGATTTTCATGCTATGGACATATCGATGCAAAGTATTCCGGTACTGATACTGGAGCACTCACTTTTTTTGGTGAAACAAACAGGGAAGATAAACCTTTTCAGGCAGTTGGATTTTCCTTTACTTGTCATGTTGATGATTACATGGATAAAATTGCAATTCTATTCAAGAAATATAATTGTATTGCAATTTATAAAGAGACAAATGATGACAAGGGCTATGTTGTTAAAAATCTTAATGCTGAACATATACAGGCTATTCCATATTTTGAAAAAGAAAATAAACATATCAAGATAGAAAATTATATATATGCTATTTGGAAACAGATTTTATGGGCAAATGAAACTGACTTAAATTATCTTAATCCAATACTAGATTATGAAGAGGGGGCAACACCGGATGATCCACCGGATAGCCTTGCGAGCCTTATTAAATATGGAAAGTTTTTAAAGAAAATTTTTGCCAAACCTTCAACATCAAATCCAACACCGGAAATGCTTAAAATCAAAGAAGAGAAAAAGAAACTTCGAGAGGCACGTAAAAAGGCTTCAAGGGAAAGACGGGATAAACGGAAAGCAGAAAAAGAACAACAACAACAACAGAAACAAGGGAGTAATTTAATTGTCTAATAATAAATTGAAATATTGTAATATTTGTGGTGGTCAAAGGTATTTAATGTTTGACTACAAGAGTCAACATTCTATGGTTGTAGAGGAACAAAAAGAGCTTGATGTTTGTTTAAACTGTAGAAAAGTATTTAAGACCGAAAAGGTTGAAAAGATTTTGCCATTTGTAGAGGTAAATGGTAAGGATATGGCAGAAGAATGAAATATATAATAACATTATTGTTTGTTGTTATTTTCTTTTCCGGTACTATTTCAAAAGAGAATAACACCGACTTTTATACTTACAATATTGATGATTATGAATGTATTGAGGGCAACTGCTTAAACGGTTTGGGACACCTGCGAATTAGATATGATGTCGAGTCTCTTAAAGAATTTCCGGACATATATATGGTTTATTATAAAGGCAATTTTAGTGACGGGAAGTTTGAAGGTAAGGGAGTTTTGTTTTATGTCAACCCACAGATGGTTGTACTAGGCAGGCTTTTATATCTAGGATATTTTAAAGCAAATAAATTATATGGTAGAGGGACTTTGTTCCTTGACAATGGCAGGTTTTTGAGAGATGGATTTTATAAAAATAATAAATATATAGGGAAAAGGTGGGTGAGATGAAACTAATATTTTTTTTAAGTATTATTTTAATGTTTGGGTGTGGGTTAGATAACGATAGCTTATCAATTCAATATGAAGAGTGCGTTAAATATAAAATGTACCCTATGGTTCAATCATTTAATAACGAAATTGTGATAGGGATTACTTGTTTACCGTTAAGTGCAGCAAAGTCTATGGTTAACAAAGAATCGTATGATGAATATTTAAAAATTTTAAAAGAAAGAGAGGTGAAATGAGTAGTTTAAAGTTAGGTAGATACAGAATTTATTCAAATGTCGAGTACTTCATAAGTTATGCCGGAGGTCAAAGAGGTTTGTCTAAAAAAGATCAAACCGAGTATAATAAAGCAACCAGTATTCCATTTGGGATATCGAGAGCTAAAGAGCTGTACAAGCTCGATAAAAGAAAAAACCCGAATGTCATTCCGGTCATGGGAATAAAAATAATGGAGTTTATTATAGACAAAAAACTTATTCCGTTCTTTGATCCAAATTTCGAACAGACTAAAACAATAACAATGACAGATTTGGTTATTTTTGAGTCCTTAAAGACTCAAAAATATAATATTAAATCAGTATAGGAGGAATTATGAAAGTAACAGTAGACAGTGACGATGGAAAAATTTTATGGAGTTATGGCTTGGTAGATGGTATAAGGATTGGAATGAGTGATACTTCTTATCTTGAAGATGGAACTCAGCAAAAAATTATTAATACATTACAGCTTGCATTAGACCAAGCTAAGAGTGAAAAGGCAATTGCAAAATCATCTATAACCAAAATCAATTTAGAGTTAAAAGTTGACGAAGATGGTCATTGCTTAATATTTAAAACTAAAAATGGTAGTGGAGCATTACTCCACTTAGAAGAAAGCATAGAAGATGATTTTATTCGTAACATAATTATTGATACATTTAAGGAAAAGATTAACAACAACAAATAAATTTAATTTAAAAGGATGGTAGACAATGATTTTTGAAGACGCATTTAAAGAAGCAGTAGCAAAAGAAGAGGAAAGGGTAAAATTAGAGTCAGGGAGCATCTACAAGGTAAGTGCTTCAACGGCTAAAATTATGGCTTTAATGTGGAATATTATCAAGGCAAGTGATTTAGTGCTTGACGATTACGTTCATATTGACGATAATTTGCAAATTGTTTCAAAACTTGAAAAAGTTAAGAAAGTAGTAAAAAATAAAGTACCAAAATAAAAGTCGGAAAAGACTGTCACGAAAAAATAAATAATAGGAAGTCTTTTCTCTATGTCAAAAAACAGAAATAAGAAAACTCCTAAACAACAGAAACCACGACAAACAAAACCTGCTTTGTCTCTTGATTATAGTAAAGCTATGACAGAGGCAAAGTCAGTTATAAAAAGCCTTGATAAAAAAATATTTAAGTCCGTTCCAAAGGGTATGCAGTATGACTGGATGTCAAACTCCAGTTATAATAATGTAATATATCCTAGAGATAAAATTCCAGATAGAATGCTTAGACTTGTTGAAAAACGAGATGGCATAGTCGGATCTATAATAACACTACGAATACAGCAAGCCCTTGAGTTTGCTTTCCCTAGCGATGACTCAGATATTCCGGGATGGAACTTTTATTTAAAAGATACAAAGGCTAAACTCAATTCAAAACAAAAAGAACAACAGAAATTTTTATGTGAATTTTTAGAAAAAACCTGTAGACCTGATTATCAAGGATTTATTACAAAAGATAAAGGTTTAAAGGATTTTCTGATTAGTTATGTCAGGGATAGATTGACAATAGATAAAGTTTGTTGGGAAATTGAAAGAGATAAATCCGGTAGAGCAGTTGCGTTATGGCTTCTTGACGGTGCTACAATATTACCGGTTCTTCCTGGTGGTTTTTATGGTTCAACCTCTCAAATAGGTGCTGGTCTTTCGGGTGGGTTTAATAAACTTAGTGAGGAAATTAGAAAAGCACAACTTGAAAATATTCCAGATATTGACGATGTAGTATATATTCAGGAACTTGTTTATGGTATGGCTGGTGGTGGTATTGTATCGGCATTTGCTGAAAAAGATATAATTTACGACCTAGGCAATGAACTAAATGATATAAGATTTTATAAACAGGGCTTGTCAGTTGTTGAAAAAGCTAATATTAGTATTGTTGCATTTATAAATAGTTTAAGCTATAACAGCAACGGATTACAGCGTGGTGCAGTCCCCAAAATAGCAATTGCAATGGGTAAAGAATCCGGTTACACTCCAGACCAGCTTGAAGACGCTCAGGATGAATGGGGAGCAAACTTTGAAGGTGTTGACGGTCAATGGAATATCCCTTTACTTAATGGTGATGCGAAGGTACTAAACCTTCTATCAAATAACAGGGACATGGAGTATCAGAAATACATGGAGTTCACAGGAGCTCTTACGTGTGCTGTCATGGGTGTTGATAGTGCCGAGTTAGGGCTAAGGCTCTCACAGGCTCAAAATGTGATGTCTGAAAACCAAGATGGAAAACAGCTATTTTCTAAGAATAGGGGCTTGAAGGAAATGTTGGGTGGGTTTGCTCATATTGTTAACCTTTTTCTTGAAAAGAGTGGTTTTGAATTCGCTGGTGATTTTTGCTTTAAATTTAATGGATTAAACACAGAAGATAAAAACTTCGAAGCAGATCTTAGGAAAAAATATGTAGAATCAATCAAAACGGTTGACGAGGTCAGAGCAGAACTAGACTTGCCACCATTACCCGATAAAACAGGTGAGGTTATTCTTAATCCTGTTTGGATGCAAAATAAACAGGCTCTTGAAATGGCTCAACAACCGGAAGAGGGATCTGAAATAGAAGATGATGAACAGGGCTTTGATGACTTTACAGATAATAATGACGAAGTTGTTGACGAAGTCATGGACGAAATGAATAAAGCAAAAAAATTAATTTAAGAGGTGGTTCAAGATGGCAGTATCAACGAAAAATTTAAGGGTTTGTAAAGTTACTCACGATAGTACAGAATATGATGTTATTGTTGGTGTTGACGACCTTGACGAAATAAACGACATCTTACAGGAGTGGGCTCTTGATCTTATAGGTGAGGCTTTAGAATTGCCGGAAGAGTTGACCTATTGCAAGGATATTACAGAAATAATCACAAGTCTTGATATAGATAATTTCGCATATATTGAAAGTGCGAATAGAAGATACATGGACATCGTTAAAAATGTAGGTATAGCTGGAGACTTTCCAGTATTGCCAACAGCTCTTGACGGCTCAAACAACTATGTTTTACCTGCTACTACTGCTTTTTTATATCCTGAAACAGATTTTGACGGGGTTTTTGGGGAGTTTACCGTGCCAACATCTTCATTTGCTCTTGATGTGGGTGTAAATTATTTTGGAGTTATTTATAATTCTGGAGTACCTATTTGGCAGAAATGGAATGATGACACGGATTTTAATTATTCCGAAAACTTCCCTGTTTGCATGGTACTAAATTACAATTCAAATATTTATGTTGTTGGTCTTGGCAATTCAGGTCGAGGGCTTGCAGAAAAAATACTTAAACAAAAAAGAGAAGTTGAAAAATTTAAGGCAGTTGGAGAGTTTTCTTTTCCTGTAAAAACAATTGATGGGTTTTCTTTGTCGGCTATGGAAGTTGATACCGGTCTTGAAATAATAAGTCTTGAGGCTATGGACATTGCAACTGATACTCTTGTACATTGCTATAAGAATAATGGGGCTTGGGTTACTCAGGAAGTTTTAGAATTAAACAACACTCAGTACCAGGGCACAAGCAATTTAGCAAGTTTGACTACAAATTATTATAATTGGAATTTTCTATATAGATTAGTTGATGGTAGTAACAAGATACTCTTTATGGTACTTTCAGAGCAAAATGTTGATAGTTCTACAATATTATTAATGGATAACAGTATTGATTTACCTGATATTATAAAACATTCAGCAGTTTTAGTTGGACGGGCTCAAGCAAAAGAGGGGAATTCTACTATTTATTTCACAGAAACATATCAAAAAGGTAATTTTGGATTAGCATTACAATAAAATAATAAAGAGGTTTTTATGGCTGGAGTAGTAACGACACTAACAAAAGATGTTTGGACAAAAGTTTTAACTAATGTCACAGATGTAGGTCTTGTAGGTATATTAGAACAGGAAGAAGAACCAACTGAATATTTTGTAGCATTTGTAGATACAGGAGATCCTGCTCCGGCAGTTGGTTATGAGGGTGGTATAACAATAGAAAACAGTTTTAAGCCGACTGAAACGGTGGCAAGTGATTACTATATGATGCCCGTAAATAATGCAGGAAAGGTGGTTATTTATGCTTAAAGATACTGGCTCGCAAGAAATAGGAAGAAAAACAGGTGGTGGTGCAGCTTCGGCAGCAATAATAGCTGAAATAGCTATAGTACAGGCTATGCTTGGTGGTGATTCTAATAGAATGGTATCGGCTCAATCCATATCCGGACAGGTTGAAGAAGACGGGATCATAGGCTTTAAAGTTTTCGTTGCCGACAAAGATGTAGGGCTAATTCCTCTCGCAAATATTGACATAACAGCAATTGTTGTTTCTCTTGCTAAGAGTACTGGTGGTGGAGCTTACAGTACAGCTGGAATAACTCAGCCAACATTTTTAAAAGTAGACGGAGCAGTATATTGCGATTATAGATTTTTGGCTGCTGAATGGATCAACGGAGACATGTATCAACTGGTGGTTAACGGGATAACCGTAACAATTGGAACTGATACAGGCTATGTCCGTCTTGCAAGCTGGAGTAATCTTGTTGTAGAGAACGCAAATGTAGAAGCTAAAATTGACACTATTGATACGGTCGTTGATGGGATTCAAACAGATCTTGATAATGGTACTGATGGACTCGGAGCTTTAAAAACTTTAATTGATAATGTTCAAACTGACACGACAGCAATTATAAC